AGATCAAAAGCATGAACCTCCCCGAGCCGGTGCGCGAGTTTAAGTTCCACCCAAGCAGGAAATGGAAATTTGACTTTGCGTGGACTGACATCAACTTAGCGGTCGAAATCGAGGGTGGTGTGTGGTCGGGTGGGCGTCATAGCACCGGAGTCGGGTTCACGCTCGACTGCGAAAAGTATGCGGAAGCGTTGTGCCTCGGGTGGCGCGTCCTGCGCGTGACCGGTGGGCAAGTGAAGTCGATGCAAGCGTTGATGTGGACGAAAAGGTTGATCAATGATCTCAGAAAACAAGAAGCGTGATCCGTTAGGGTGGCCCTTTGGGGCGCTGCCACCCGCCCTGCTTGCCAAGCTCCTGCGTGAGCAAAAGCAGGATTCCCTCAAAAAGCTCCCTCATGCACCTCTCTGAAAGACAAGATATGCAAAAGATTGCCCAGGCATTTGTCAAAGCGCAGAAGGGGTTTGCCCCGGCGCTCAAGACCAAAGCAAACCCGCACCTCAAAAGCAAATACGCTGACCTGGCTTCCTGCGTGGAAGCAGTCATTGATTCGCTCAACGCCAACGGGATTGCGCTCCTGCAGCAGACCCACGAGTGCGCCGACGGAGTGATGGTCGAGACCGTGCTGCTGCATGAGTCCGGCGAGCAGATCAGCGGGGGCAGGCTCCATGTCCCTGCGACTAAGCAGGATGCCCAGGGCTACGGGTCGGCGCTGACCTATGCCCGGCGCTATTCGCTCATGGCGACTTGCGGAATTGCCCCGGAAGACGATGACGGCAATGCCACTTCAAAACGGCTTGATGACGCATTTGAGGTGTTTGAGCGTGATCACCTTCCCAAGATGCAAGCCGCCGCCCAAGGGGGTCTTAAAGCCCTGAGCGCGGCTTTCGCGGCAATGCCCAAGGGTGAGCTGACCAAGCAATTTTGGGCAAAGCACTCGGCTGCTCTTAAAGCCGCTGCGGAGGTGACGAAATGATGTTCCGAGTAATGACCCTGCGGGATATGTTGGACGCAATCAACGCGGTCGTGGAAATCTACGACGCGGTGGACGAGCAAACCAAGCAGCAAATGGTCAATCCTGACGCTCCCGTCATGGTGATCCACGACGATCTTTGCTTCCAAATTAAAAGTTTCGGTGGAGAGCAGGAAATCGAGGGTTTTGTCATCACCGTCAACACCAAGCCCGTGGCGCGGTTTTTCAATAACGAGCTGAAGGAATTCTGATGGAGCAGCGCACAACCGAATGGTTCGCCGCCCGCCTGGGCAAAGCGACCGCCTCGAGGATAGCGGACATTTGCGCCAAGACCAAAACCGGGTATTCGGCAAGTCGAGAAAACTACAAAATGGAATTAGCCCTCGAGCGCATCACAAACGCCCAGGCTCCCGTTTTTACCAATGCGGCAATGCAATGGGGCACCGACATGGAGCCGGAGGCTCGCGCGGCTTATGAAAGCGCCACCGGAGTCTTTGTGAGCGAGGTGGGTTTGATTGACCACCCAAGGATTTCAATGTCCGCAGCATCACCCGACGGTCTTGTTGGTGATGAGGGGTTGATCGAAATCAAGTGCCCGGAGAGCAAGCAGCATCTTAGGAATCTAGCGACAAAGAAACCGGACGGCAAGTATCTACATCAAATGATGTGGCAAATGGCTTGCACCGGCAGGATGTGGTGCGATTTCGTTTCTTACGATCCGAGGTTTCCGCACCACCTACAACTGATGATCGTGCGAATTGAGCGTGATGATCGGTTGATTGCAGAGCTTGAATCTGAGGTTCAAGCGTTTCTAAGTGAAGTGACCGAAATGGTCGAAAGGATTATCAAATGATGAAGCTCATTGGAAATGGTCGAATTGGTCGTGATGTCGAGGTGCGCCGCACCCAATCGGGTGAGCCGGTTGCCAACATCAGCATCGCCTGGAACTACGGCACAAAAGATCAGAACGGCAAGCGCCCGACTCAATGGCTTGATGCCGCGCTTTTTGGCAAGCGAGCCGAATCCCTTGCGCCATATCTCAAGAAGGGAACCACGGTTTTTTGTGATCTGCGTGATGTCCATATTCAGACCTACAAAAACAAAGACGGCGATCAGAATTTCAAACTGACCGGGGTCGTTGATAGCATCGAATTCGTTGGCTCAAGGGATTCCCAGGAAGAACCCAAGCGCAAGACGATTGCAGAAGAAGACAACGATCTGCCCTTCTGATGAAGACACCATACAACACCGGGAAGGTTCAAATCGGGTGTCGATATGAACCACCGCGCAAGCAACCGACATACGATGAAGAACGGTTGCAGCGGGCGCTGCTTGGAGTCAAAGACGATTGGGCTCCTGACGGCAAAACCACGCTGCTGATCGTGATCGCCTTGGTCTTTCTTAGCCTATGGGTGACCAAATGAGACCACTTTATGAGAACGAAACGCACCTCGAGATAGAGCGCAAAATTGCCAAGCTCTTTGAGCAAATCTATGCTTGCGTTTTGAGAAAGATGCCGATTCGCCATTACCTTGACTTTGCCATTGAGCAGGACGGGCACATTAAGGGATTCTTGGAAATCAAGACATCTTCTTACACTTGTGATGAGCATCGGCGATATGGTGGATTCAAGCTCAGTTTGCACAAATGGTCTGCAGCCAGGCAGCTATCACAAGCATCGGGATTGCCATTCTTTCTTGTGGTCGGTTTCCCCGAAGCAGTCTGCGGAATGCGGATTGAGGAATTCAATCACAACGGCGTGATGTGGTGGGGGCGCCGAGATCGAAACGATGATCAGGACATGGAACCCGCCGTCGTCCTAGACATTGACCGCTTTTCCCTTTTGAGGTGACATGGATTTAAAAACAATTTGCGCCCAGGCTCATCAAAGCGCCGACGCCCTGTTTCTGCGGATCGAGCAGGAATGCCGCGAGAGATATGTCAACGATGACCTGGCGCGTTTGTCCTTTGAGGTGGGATACCTTCACGGGGTCGTCCGCAGCCTGATGATTGATTTGGAATTGAGCAAATTGCCGGAGAGCGAATGAAGTGCCCGGAGTGCGAGGGAAATCTAAAGGTCTTGGAGACGCGCAAAACAAGGAAATGGCTGCGCCGTCGAAAGGTGTGCCCGAATCGGCACATCGTGATGACGCGGCAGATTCACGGAGAGCCGACCGAGACTATCGTGCCTCGGAGGAATTCCGCGCCGAATGTGAAGCGCGTTTTGTCCTCGGTTTGCCATTCAGAAAGCGTCGAGAGTATCTTGATGGTGTGGAGCAAAAGCGCGGCAAGCGAGGAAGGGAATACCTCGAGCGAGTAGTGCTAAAGGAATTTGAGAAAAGAAAAGCCCCCGCAAAGGGGGGCTAAATGGAGACCTGACAACCGTCAGGCTTGCATCATAACAAGATTGCTTTTGATGCGCTCATCGTTGGGGGCGAACTCAAGCGCCTGCTTGCATTGCTCAATCGCCTCTGCCTTGAGTCCAAGGTGCCACGCGGCAATGCTTGCGTAATCGTGGGGTTTTTCCGTCCACACGGTCGGGTCCATCGTATAGACCAAGGTCTTATCCTTGATCGCAAGCGCCTGGACGCAAGCGTTGTAGCATTCTTGCCAATGGTGGTGCCGATAGCAAAGTTCTGCCAGGCGCACCCATGTCTCGCGGGTATTCGGCGCTTCTGCCACCGCGCGCCGCGCCCATGCCATAGCCTCCCAATAATTTGCCTTGTGTTCGTAGGCTTGTGATAGCAAGCGCATCGCATAGGATCGCTCGGTATACCAGGTCGCCTCGGGCATCTCGAGGTAGTGCTTGAGCCGGTCAATCGCCTCATCCCATAGGTGATAGAAAGTCAGCTCGCGAGCAAAATAAAAAGCATTCCTAGGGCAGCGCGGGTCTTCAACCACCGCCATGCGTAGAAGGTCAAGATACTGCCCGCGGCTCTTGGTCGGGTCGGGGTAGTGACTGACGAGCAGCTTGTCGGTGTCTGCCCAAACCTCGGTGATCCGCTTGTCCGGCACCGGGTATTCGTGCACCGGGTGGTGCCACCGGTAACCCTGCCGAGCGTGGATTTTTTCGTATTTGAATCGGATTCCATGACCCCAATCGAAGTAGTAGCGCAGCCTGGTCGTCTTGCCCAATTCCCACACTCGCTCGATTTCCTCGCGCCAACCCTCCTCAAGCACCTCATCCAAGTCCAAGCTGATGCAGATGTCAATATCGCCAGGAATCAGCGCAAGCGCGGCATCTCGAGCCATGTCGAATCGCCACGGTCTGATGAAGATTTCCGGCACCATTGCGCCATGCTGCTTGGCAAGCGCTACGGTGTTGTCGGTTGAGCCGGTGTCGGCAATCAGGATTAGGTCGGCATCTTTGGCAGACTCGCAGAACCGCTTGACAAACATTTCCTCATTCTTGGAAATGGCATAAACCGCAATGCGGTGCTTGCGGTAAACATAGACGCCGATCTCTTTTTCGATGTGGTGCTGCGCCGGGTTGCCGAATGCCGCAATCACCCGTTCGTGAGTCCAATCGTCAACGATGTGCGCCTCATGCGGGTTGCCGTCGTATTCTTCCTGCGGATAGTGCCCCAAGGGAATGCTGACAATGACCGTCTTGCAATGCTGCCGAGCTTTAGACAGAACAGAAACCGCCTGATCCTCGGTCATGTGTTCAAGGATGTCGCCCAGGAAGCAGAGGTCGTAATCCTTGAGGAATTCAAAGGTGCGAATGTCATCAACGATAACCTCATCGTATTTGGAGGTCAGTCCGAATTTGGTGACATAGGGCGCAAAGATTTCTAGCGCCGTCCAATGCTCGCCCAGGTTGGGTAGCAAGTCTCGATAGGTGCCGCTTCCCGCGCCGACATCAAGAATCGTCTTTGCCTTGAGGTTGAGGGAGCGAATGAAGTCTTTGCCGCTTGAGCTGCTGAATGGCATCTTGTCTTATCCTCTGTTTACGCCAAGAACATTTTAATTTCTGCTTCTCTGCGTTTGACCAAACCCGGCAGAATTTTGCCGCCGCCCGTAACATGATTTCTGAATGCTTCGGCTGCGCCTTCCCAATCGCCCCGATTTGCCTTCATCCTGATCTGAGAGCGCTGCAGCCCACCTAGCCCGCAGTTGTAACTAAAACTGA